CCCGTCAATCTACTACAGATTCAGCTTAGCGCTGCGTTGCGACGTAGCGCGGCTGCGTACCGAGCTTGAGCACGCTTGCCGCCCACGTAGCTTGCTGCCACGTATCCGCGATCAGGTCGAGGTTGCCGCTGGCCGAAAGCTGAACGTACGGCCAGAAGAAATCCTTGTTCGAGCCGACCGGGTTATCGGACATGAAGCGCAGCGAGCCGAAGACCTGAATGCCCTGGTCGATGACGAAGATGCGCTTGCCGTTGCCCGCTGTCCAGCCAATCGTGAGAACGTCATCGGGCATGATGTCCGTAGCGTCGGACTCGATGTAAATCCGGCCGCCCGCGAGGTCGATCTCGTAGTTGCCAGCAGCAGCGACCGCGACTGCCGCCTTCATTACCGTCACGGCGGTAACGTCGCGAAGACCTTGCGGATGGTCGGCGTCCACGCCCATCTGGAAGTACGCGCCGAGCACTGCATTCCAGTCCTGCGTAACCGGCGTAGCCGATGCAGTCGTCTCCGTGTCCTGCACACCGAGGAACCACAGCGCGAGGTTCGCAACGTTCATGTTGTCGGATGCGAATGTGATCGTGTGGTCGTTTTGCAGCGTAACCGTCCGATCCTTCACCTTCAGACCGGACTGACTCGAATAGTGGTCGAGTTGGGTGTTCTGCTGAGCAAGCTGAACGCTCGGAACGTTGCCGAAGAACTTCTCGGCCGTACCGGTCGTCGTGCCGGTCAGGAACTGATTGAAGAACAGTCGGCCACGGCCGACGACGAGATCGTCAATGTTCTGATCCATATACGCCTCTCAAGGTTGATGAAGTAAAACGACTTACTCGACCGTAACGTACGGCTGAGTGTTGTCGGTTTGAAATACCGCCCTCAAGGGCAGGTAGAAAAACGCCGTCGATGATACCTGATTGTCGGGCGGCCGGACCACTGAAGGGCCGATAAGTAGATCGGTTATGACGCCGCCGAGCCGGAACGCGACCGGATCGACGCCGAGGCCGGTACGTGGGTTCATCTGGATAACGCTCACCAGACGCTCCTGAACAGCAGCGCAGAGGAAGTACGCCGGGTCGGTCGGATTGGCCGTATCGTTCTGCGCGAAGCCTTGCAGAAGGATGTCCCACGTCTCGCTATATGCGTACTTGCCTGAGCCCGCGAAAACGCCGCTATCAGGGCGTCCACTTTCGAGGATCGACAGCATAGGCAGCGGCGAGCTATCGGGGGCGTAGACCGTCTTGCCGCGAAACACCGAGGCCGACAGGTCGTACGCGTAGCCGTTCGCTGGCGTGATGCCCTGAAGGTGCGTCGTCAGCCGCTTCAGGATCGCAAGCCGACGCGGTAGCTGGTTAGCTGTTGGAATTGTCATCAGTCGCTCAGTCGAGTGAACTGCCGCAGGAACTCTGCGCCTACGTCATCCGCGATGTCCCCGCCAACTTCGTCGATGACTCCACGGAAAACCTGATTCACAGAAGGCCCATACAGCAGGAAGACGTTCGGGAAGAGTTGATACGCAGTGCCATTGTGGCGATTGCGGACCGACTCACCGGGCTTCACGCGGATCGCGAGGCCCATGTTGTACTGCGTCTCTGTCAACTGCGCACCTTGTCGCAGCTTCACGAGAAACGCGTTCTTCATGTCGATACTTTGCCCTGGCTTCACCTGAACCGATACGCCACCCATCCGGGCCGTCTGCTGCGTCTGGCCGGGGTTCATGAAGCGGGCGAGGCTGGTAGGCCGGAACCGGCCGGTGATGACTGCCTCAAGATTCTCATCGGTCGCGCGCTGCGTGACGCTAAGGCGGTCGTTCTGAGTGAGGTAGTTGGTCGGGAAGGCGACTTGATCGTAGATCGCGTTAGAGATGCGCTTCATCCCTGACCGCGTTGCTACCTGATTGATCGCGAGGCGGGCCGCCTGCCGTGCTACGCCGGGTAGCCGGTCGATGTAGTCCGACAGGTTAGCCAGCGCATCGGCAGTTACGGTTACGCTCATCGGATTCTCACGACGACCCAAATCTCTTCGATGGGTCCGTTAGGTGGCTCTTTCACGTCAAGCTGAAACTTATCGCCTGCCGCGTTGAGGGTGACGATACTGTTGCTCGACAGAACGATGCCCTTGGAAGTTAGTTCCGGCCGGTTAAAAATCAGCCGGTCGATCCCCTCGACGGTTTGCGCCCATCCGGCGTTTTCGAGGTTCCCGAACCGGTTGATCTTGTCGTGCCAGCGAACGGTGATATCCAACGGCTCGTCGCCCGGAGCAACCACGACCGCAGCATCGACCTTCAGAACGTCGTGGACGGCCTGTCTGATCTCTGCCTTGGTCTCGGCCCAATCGAACGACGACATGGCGATTACAGGCCGCTATCGTCGGTCGAGGCGGCGTCCTTCTTGCCGCCATCCTTCTTCGAGTCGGTCGTTGTGCTCGCAGCGGCAGCGGCAGCTTCAGCGGCAGCAGCTTCAGCGGCAGCAGCGGCGGCAGCTTCAGCCTGAAGTGCCGCGTCGGTCTTCGTTGCGGCCTTCGATTCGTCGCCCTTACCGCCAGCGGCCTTGTAGGCGTCGATCTCTTCCTGCTTCGGCTTGCGGATCGACTCCGGAGCCTCGCGATTCAGGTAGTCGAGTTCGTCCTGCGTCAGATCGACGACGAAACCCGGCTTGATGCGGATCAGCGGAGCGAGCATGCGCCGGATCGGCGTGCCGTTGAAAATCTCGATCTTCTCTTTCGGCTCGCCGCGTGCGACGGTGATGGTGTGGACAGCGGTGCGGAGTGGCATTTGATCTTCCTTGATCTGGATGTGAGGCCGAGGCCCGAAGGCCCCGGAAGTTACTTCCAACTACCCGGCTTACGCGACTTAAGCTGCCGGTGCGACGTATCCCGGAGGGGTCAGCACGCCGGGGTAGCCTTCGAACAGGTTCGGGAAGCTCAGCACCGATGCCGTGACCTTCAGGGTGAACGAACAGTTCGGGTTCGTCGGGACCATCAGCGGAGCCGATTGGGTCATCGTGTACGTCGTGCTCGGATCATCTTCGTCCCACATCTTCGGGAACATCGCGAGCGACTGAAGCTGCGCGTGACGGTCACGGATCGCACCGTACATGCGATAGCCGCCGATGCCCGAGCCGAAGCCGCAGACCGTACCGCTGTCGAGGAACGGAATCAACTGGCCGCTGCCGTCTTCATCTTCGTACGTGTCGCTGTACATCCACAGATCGAGCGAGCCCATGCCGTTGCTGCCCGACAGTTTGCCCATGTACTCGAACGGCTCGCCCTTGATCGACGCGGTGTTGTAGTCGGTAGCCGAACCGCGATTGAATGCATTCAGCAGCGCCTGAACCTTCGCGTTTTCCGAGAACGCCTTCCACGCATCCGGCCCGAAGACCAGCGTGTCGATGGACGTGCCGGACAGCCACTGCACCAGACGACGGTGATGGTTGATGTCGTCGATGGGGTCCGAGGTCGATTGATCCCACGCAGCAGCGCCGGTGAAGGCCGCCGTCAGGTTCGGGTCACGACCGAAGTCCACCGTCACCAACGGGTAGTTGTCGCCTTCCAGCGTCACCTTCCCGTCGATCACTGCGCGAGCCGCCATCCACTCCCAACGGCGCGTGATGAACTCTTTCTCACGACGCATGTTGTCCGCGATGATCGCGTTGTAGCGCTCTTCAGCCGTCAGCGTGCCGCCGATGCCTTCGCCTGCGCGACGCGGGATCGCACGGCTCGGATCGACGACATGCTTCGGCTTGATGTAGCCCGGACGGAACGCCTTGCTCGTGTAGCCACGGTCGCGCATCACTTGACCCTGAACGTTCGGAGCGACGAACGGGGCAAGGCGGCGGTCACGCGGCAGCACGTCGAACATGATCGTGTCGGTGTCCGAGTTGACCTGATTCGGGAAGAAGTTCAGCCAGAAGGGCTTGAACGTTTCCTGAACCTGAAGAACCCCCAAGAGGGTGATTGTGTCGTAGATCGTGTATTCCATCGCAAACTTCTCCTAGTGTGGTTTTAAACCGGATGGCAGCATGTACTAGCCTGCCCGTTACTGCTCGGCCGATTAGCCGGTCAGCACCCCGACTTGCAGGATGCGGCCATCCAGCGCCTTTTTCATGTCCAGCAAAGTCGTACCAGCAGGCTTCACCAGAATCTCGAAGTTGAAGAACCCACCGACGAAGGTAGGGCCGTTCGCGGGCGTCGCCGCTGCCGTGGTAATCGGCTGAGCCGCGATACCGACGATCTCGTTCGTCGTGTCCACAGCCGCCTTGTCCCACGGTACGAGATTACCCGCAGCGTTGCGCGCCATCACCGTATATTGCTTGATGGTCTGGCCGCCTTCGTAGGTGTTGCTTTCCGACACTACGTCGATGTCGCCCGCATACACATGAACCGGGTTCAGGGAGCCCAAGCTGCCGCCAGCAGCCAAATCGCCATTTCCAAACATGTTTCTCTCCTAAGAGTTGATAAACGATTGAGCCGGGGCTTACGCCTTAGCCTCGATTTTCTTGCCGGTTGCTTTCGCCTGGCTGGCAAGAATTCGGTCCGCGTGCGACATCTCCTGCCCGCCGCCAGCACCGGCCGAAGCACTTTCGCCAGCGCCCACGTTCGGATGCTTGCCGGAGTTCATTGCTTCGGTGAACGCCGACGCCGTTTCTTTGGAAGTAACTTCCGTCGCCGCCTTCGCGCCAGCCTCGACGCCAGCAACCGCGAGCATCTTCTTCGCGTCTTCGACCGACATCTCGGTATTCAGCGCGAGATGGTTAGCGAGCGCCGGACGGCTTTTCGCTTCTTCGCTGTTCAGGATGCCGCTCATGCGCTCGCGCTCGGCGGTCCGAACAGCCTGCTCGTTGACAGGCGCTGCCTGCGTGGTCGATGCTGCTGCCGCAGCCGCTGAGAGTTGTGCCGCTGCTGCTGCGTCTGCTGCTGCTTTTTCTTCCGGGGTCATCGCATTCTCCTGTCCAGATTGGTCGTCATCATCGTCATTGCTGCCCGAACCATTCGGGTCAGCGTCCTCTTTGTCGTCCGCGTTCATGACGGCTTCCTGATACGCGGTCAACGCTTTTGATGGCGCTGCCACGATATCAATCAGTCCGACCGACTCCGCTTCTGACGCTCGATACACGCGGGCCTGCGTATCGCGTACCGCTTGCTCGCTCATACCGCGATTACGCGCTACGAGTGCTGCGAAGGCGTCCATCGACAGATCGACGTTGGCCTGAATGCTCTGCTTCATCTCTGCGGTCAAATCTTCGTACGGGTTGCCATCGACCTTGTGATCTCCGGCAGTGATGAACTGCACTTCGATCCCGGCCTTCTGCAACATGTTCTTGTACCCGACCCACATTACGACGACGCCGATGCTACCAGCGTATCCCGAGGGCGTCACGACGATCTTGCTTGCGCATGATGCAACCGCGTACGCCGCCGAGCAGCAGAACGAATCTACAACCGCTACTGTCGCTTTCTCGCTGCGCAACGCGAACAGATCGTCGCACAACTCGAAGCAGCCTGCGGCCTCACCGCCGCCGCTGTTCACGTCGTACAGAATCGTGTGAACATCAGGGTCTGCGGCGGCGGCTTGGGCCTGCGAGCGGATGAAATTATAGCCGGTGAGCCAAGACCAGCCGTAGCTGAAGCGATTGACCAGCATTCCGTGAACCGGGATGATCGCGACGCCATCGGCATACGCAAACGGCTTTGACTGCTGCGTGTTCTCCGGAAAACCGTATGCCGACAGAAGCTGCTTCGAGCGATGGGTATCTGCTGAAGCCTGCTCAAGACCTTCGTCAACTTCCATGAGTTGTTGGAAGAAGGCCGTCAGTTTCGTCTGCTCCTGCGGCCACATGAGTTGCTCTCGCATGTTCATGCGGTTGGCGATTGAGAGCGCGAAAGAGTTGGTCGCCATCAGTTATTCCCCTTGTTCGTGGTGCTGTCGCTGTTCGTCGTGCTGGCGTTGTTCTGATTGTCGTCAGCCGGACCGCCAGTGCCGCTTTGCAGCGTGCGCGAGGATACATCGGTGTTCAGGTTCAGATCGTACTTCTCGATCAGCTTTTGCTCGCGGGCGAGTTGCTCGAAGTTCTTGCGGAAGTCCGTACCGAGGCGGGCAGATTCGCGCTCGTACGTAGACAGACCGCCCTTGACACGCAGCAGCGCTGCCTGCGTTTCCTTCATCTCGTCGATCTGGCCTTGCGATGCTCCAATCCAGTCTGCGACCGAGAAGGCTTCCTTCATCAGCGGCAGATAGAAGTAGTCACGCGTCATTCCGGGCGGCAACGGCAGCATCTTCTCTGCAATCATCTCTTCGAGACAAAGCTGATAGATGTTGTTCGCCAGCCGGTCTGCTACGACCTTCTTACGCGACTGCATGAAGCGCCACGTATTCGCCATACTCGCACGAGCCGACGAGTAGTTCGTTTTCGTATAGTCGCGGCTGAACTCTTCGTATGAGAGTCCGAGCGCTGCCGCGATGTGACGCAGAAGCGAGACTTCGAAGTCACTTCCAACGCCGCCCGGAGTCCCCATCGGCGTCAGGTTAAGTTTCGTGCCGGGGAACAGGTGTGGAATCTTCGCGCTGTCGAGCTTGATGTTGCCAGAGGCTTCCATGTACTGATTCAGAGCGGCCATGTACGCGCCGATCTGGCCGAGCCATGCCTCATTACCTTGACCCGGCAGAACCGGCGTCGTGCCGGGGCCGCCCATCAATTGATACACAGCGTCGCGCGGCAGTTCCGACTCGATGGCCGCCGCATAGCTCGCGTTGATGACTGCGTTCTGAAGCGTGATCTCCTGAAACTGCTTGGTCATCCGCATCTGCTTCAGTACGGAAACCATGTCACTGATGCCTCGCGTCTGCGAGATACGCATCTGCTCGACGATGTGAATGACCTGTTTGCGGCCCCACGGCTTCTCGGCGGCTATCTCGTCCCACCTGTATGAGTTCGGGTCGATCACTTCAGTCGGATACGCGCCGCGAATGGTGTAGGCGAGCGGCCGACCTCGATCATCGAGCCGAACTCCGCGACGCAGGTTCGGGGTGTCCGGAGTGTTATTCGGGTTCGACAGACGGTCGGGCGAGAGTAGTTGGATGGCGGTCTTCAATGGTCGCTGGCCGTCCGACTTCTTGCTGAGCCATTCGCTCGTCGCCAGCACTTCACCGGCCGGGACATACGTACCGATGGCGAGACGAATGATGTCGGTGAACGTGTTGCGCCTCGATGCGTCGAGCCAGCACGACTCGGATGAAGCGATCAGGCCGAACAGGCTCTCGACGGTAAGCTGAAACTCTTCCGCCCAACCGGCGAGATCGGCCTTCGTCCCCATGATCTTCCCGATGGCGACATGATCCGGCTTCGCGTTGAGACGGTACTCCGCGCCGACGATGCTATCCCGGTGAATCTGTACTGCGCCGGAAGCGTAGCCGTCGTTCTGCACCATGTCGCGCGAGCGCGCATCAGCCAGGGGCTTGACAATGTTGATCTGCTGATCTGGCGAAGTCATCGCAGGCCGCCAATCCACTGTCTCGCGGTGCCGTCGCTCCGCGCCTTCGAAGCCAGCACCGCGGAATGGCGCAACGTCCGAGCCGAAGAACGACATCTGCTCGGATGGAGCGCTGGCCGCCAGTGCCGCCTGCTTCAGCTTGAGAATCTCGCTCATGGCATCCCTTTAGAAAATGAACCGAAACGCGGTCGGCATCGTGGACTTATCCACAAGGCCGAGTTGCGACTTCAGGTCGTCGATATACGCCTTCAGCTTGTCGGCGTCGGCGGCTGTGAACGTCACGCGTTCGCCGTTCTGGTCTACTACGGTCGATGCCAGTCTTCCGGTCATCAGCTTGTGATACGCAAGAGTCGCGTCCGCAAGCTGTTGCGTCAGCAATACCTGTTGGTCCGGCGTCAGTGCCATTGTGATTCTCCTATCCGAGAGCTTTACCGAGTTGCGCGAAATCATACGCCTCTTCGGTCGGACGCTCAAAAGGCTTCGCCTTGTCCGGACTGAAGACGAGCGGATTCTTATCCCACACTTCGGCCCACAGCGGCGGCCTCTCCCAATCAATCTTTTCGACTGGCAGCAGCGGCGAGACGCACAAGCCGAGGGCGTAGTAGCCCAAGTCCCATGCTTCGTTTCGGTGATTGTTCGGGTTGTGCCAGCCTTTATCGTCCCGCACTTCTTCGCAAAGCTCGGCCCAAAACCAGTCTTCGAGCCAGTCCGGAAACAGGATCACTCCCTTGCCGGGGACCGTACACATGAGCCGGTTGCTCAGCACGTCCTTAAGTTCATTCGAGTTGAACATCAGAACGGGTACGTCGCCACGAGCGACCGAGAACTTGTCGCGCCGGTTCGAGTCAGGATACGTTATACGGGCTCGCGGGATGCCTCGGGTATGGTCGCCCTTGACCAGATGAAAGCGGCCCGCGTACGGCATGTTTGCTTCGTCTGTGCTGAACGACCGCCAGTAGTTGTATGCGTTCGTCGTCACACCTTCCCGGCCGCCCGAGTCCCCGACCGTCATCCGCAGCGACATATGCCGTCCGGAGTCGTCGTCAAGCTCGTATGTCTTCGAGATGAGTTGCTCCGTGATCTGATTCCAGTCTTCGAGGAACGTATGCGGCCGGACCATGTATGGGTCGCCGTCCGCATCGAGCCGTTTCGACTTCGCGATGTCAAACCGGTCGATCAGCACGAGATCGAATGGCGTGCCGGGTTGAACTCCGAACACTTGAGCGATGAAGCGGTTCTTCTGCACGTCAACGGTGCCGAACAGGATGCGCGTATTGGCCGGAACCTTGCGCTGCGGCAGCTTCTCGGCGCGGCTCTTCAGCACTTCGGGAAGGCGCTCGTTCTCGGAGCCACGCGGCAGGAAGGGCTCACCAAGGTCGTTGTTGTAGAACTTCTTCAGTTCCTCCTGAGAGCCTGTGCGCTCGAACGAGTCCAGCGCATTCAGGTACAACTCGACGAGCTTCTTCCACGTCACGAACGAAGCGGCCACGCCGTTGAGCCAGAACGATGCGATGGATGTTCGCGGAGTCTCGCCGCGCACGATGCCATACTCATCTATCCACTGACCATCCTTCAGCCAGATACCCCACATATCCATCTCGGAGCGTTGATCCGGGTGAACCTTCGCCTCGCAGTGCGGACATTGCAGGCGAACCGTCTCGCCAGACTCAAGATTGGTCCCGCGACGCTCGTACACCAGCATCGAGAAGTTGGCTTCGAAGTAACTTCCACAATCAGGGCAGGGCCAGTAGCGGCGGCGTCGGTCGCCCCGGTTGTACAGGCCGAGGATACCGTCACACGGCGGCGCTTCGTGCCGGGTCTTCCTGATCCACTTCGGATTCTTGACTTCGCGTGATGGCGTTGACTCGGCCAGACACATCGCGAACGATCCGAATGTTGTGCCGCGCTTCGAGGCCAGATCGTACGCGTTACCGTCGCCGCCGATATCGTCATCCATCCGGTCGTAGTCGGTCAGTAGCTGAATGCCGACAGGACGACCGGCGAACTCAGTTACTGACGGCCACGAGAGCGTCAGCATCATTCCGTTTGTGTACTGCTTATCGAACTTGTTGTCGGCGTCCGATGCCGCACCGAGCATCATGCCGATCTCGGGCGAGTGCCGGTGCATCCGGTCTACCCGACGCATCGAGAAGTCGCGCGCTGCTGACTGCGTAGGGCAGAACAGCAGGATATCCATCGGGTCTACTTTGACGTGATGGGCGACCTTGTTCAGCAACAGGCTTTGCGTCTTACCGGCCTGCGCTGGCCCGACGAAAATCTCGCCAGTGTAGTCGCGTGAGATCGAGACATCCATCGGCTCTACCATGTAGTGAGCCATCGAGTTGAGGTACGGCCCGACGTAAGCGCCTGGCGTATTCAAGTGGACGTACCGTGACGCCGACTCTGACACCTTCAGCCGTTCGGGCGGCTTGAACAGTCCGGCAAGATCGCAGACGACGGCCCCGAGGCTCTTATAAACCTTCTGCCGGGTCAGCAGCGTCTTCGACGGCGGCCCGTTCGGGTTCTTCTGCTGCATCGGCTTCTCGGCCGTCATTGGAAGGAACTTCAAAGGTTCGGTCAGGTTCATTTTGGAATTGTTCGATCAGGTTCTTGTTCAAGCTATTCATGAGGTTGTCCATCTGCGCCAACATCATGTTTCGCTGCTGCTCGGTAAGCTCGGTAGTCTTCTCGATCTGGTCTACGGTCAGCATGATAGTCGTTCGAGCCACCTTGAACGTATCCGCGAAGTGCGCGATCACGTCCGACGTTCGCCACAGGTCGTTACGATCTTCCTCGAACTTCATCCGTGCGATCTGACCGGACCAGAACTCCTTTGACAGCTTCGGTGGCAGATCGTCCGGCGACATCTTCTTGATGTAGTCCTCGATGTCGCCCATCGGCTTGACCAGATAGGCCGCTGCCTCACTGATCTTGTAGATAGGATGTCCTGCCCGTTTGCCGACCGATCGAACGCCCTGAATCTTCTTCGTGATCGTGCGGTTATCGTGACCGAAGAGGGAGGCAAGCTGCGATATGCTTGCGCCCTCGAACAGCATCGCCTTCGAGTCGTCGTCCTGAACCTTCGTGTCTGGTCTCTCTTCTCGTGCGCGTGGATACATTTTCATAGGTCTAGGTTCTCTGTCATCAGTTCGTCGTAAGCGTCGTCGAACTCGTAATCGGGGATATCCTCGCCGCGATGCACCGCAGCGCGAATCTCTTCGAGCAGCTTGAACAGTAGCTGCTGACCGGCTTCTTTGTCGATCACAGCAACGCGCGCAATCTCATCGACGGTCCCGACCGCCATGAGCAGGTAGACAAGCACAAGGTCTTTCTGGCCCTGACGGGCGAGACGGCCGACAAGCTGAGTGTATAGCTCGTTCGAAAAGAACATGTCGAACACGACAAGTATGTGGCCGCCGTGTTGCAGGTTCAGACCGGCTCCGGCGCTCTGCGGCTGAACGAGCATCATCTTGATCTTGCCTGCATTCCAATCCTTGACGCACTTGCCGTCAGGGTCCATGACAACCGCCTTCGGGAATGCCTTCTTCAGCCGCTCGCGAGATGCGTTATGCCAGTACGAGACAAGGATCGGCTGTCCGTTGGCTTCCTCGACGATCTCTTGCAGCGTTTCGATCTTCGCGTTGTGTAGGTCATATGCCTTCTTCTTCTCGTCGTACACGAAGCCTGAAGCGATCTGCATCAGCTTCTGTTGCAGGGCCGCAGCAGTCTCTCCGGTGATCGTCTTCTCTTCGACGTGGATGACTGCCTCGCGAGCCGCGCGCCTGTACGCCCTCATCATGTCCGGCGAAAGGTGAACCTTTACGGGAATCGTTTTCGGCTCTTTCAGGTCGAGGTAGTCGCGGGCTTTCATGGTCAGGCAGATGTCCGCGATCTTCTCCGCGATCTCCTTTTCCATGCCTGGAAATAACTTCCAATTGTAGCCAGACCGATTTCGCCGGAAGTAGCGCTCGCGGTAATGCGTGATGTGCGTACCGAGCCGCTTGCCCCGGTCGAGTAGGTACATCTGCGCGAAGAGGTCTTCGTAGGTCTCGGCTGCTGGCGTGGCCGTCAGAAGGTGCAGCCGCTTCAGGCGGTACAGAACGGCCTTCATCGCCTCGAACCGCCCGCTCTTGTGATTCTTGAACGACTGCGACTCGTCGATGGCTACGTTGAGGTAGGGCCAGCGATTCGGACCCCATGCCGCGACCAGATGCTCAAGCTGCTCACGGTTGATGATGTGGACGATAGCGGGGTTACGCGCGAACGCCTTCTTGATCTCGATATGGGAGACTCGCTCGCGCTCCTGCTTACCGATCAACGCCAGCTTCTTCCTGAACGTGTCGTGAAAGAGGGCGAACGCGGCTTCCTGCTTCCGAGTACCGGGCCTAACGAAGTCAGGCTCGTCGATCAGCATCGCCTTGCGCTCGAAATCCACCTTCAGCTTCGCAGCGTCCTTAAGCGCCTTCCGGTATTGCTTGTCGAAAGGGGAGCGGTTGCTGATGTGCGCGATGTGCCGCCACTCCTTGAACTCATGCGGCCACGTCTGGCGAGCGACGCGCTTCGGCGCGATGATGAGCCACGGACCCCAATCGCCTTCGTCCAGAAGCTCCGCTATGAGGGTTGCGACGATGATTGTCTTACCGAGGCCGAGGTCGATGAATAGGGCGCTGAACGGGTTATCGCGGAGAAAGTTCTTAGCTGTGTGCTGGTATTCATGAAGCGCTTCGAGGCCCCGCAGGACCTCGTTGAATAAGCGCTTTAGTGCAGGGTCAATAGAAAACTTCATAGGCCCTCTCGATGCTGTCGATGACCTCGACCTGAACGCCTGCAATGCGCAATTCGGCATGCTGAATCTGCTGCTCGACGTTGACCTCGCCGTCGTCAGGCTTCTTGAATTCAGCCAGGATGATCGTACCGTGCCGGACACAGAAGTCGTCGGGCGCTCCGTTCGCGTCCAACCATTTCAGCTTATGCACGAGCCAGCCGCGTGACTTCATGAACTTCTTCGCATCCTTTTCAAGCACCGACTCTTTCTTTCCCCGGTATAGGTCGTTTGCCTTCATGGATCAGTCCTTTTTATAGAACGAATTGCAGTATCCCGCCGAGCCCATCGGCATATCGCGAGCGAACGACGGCGGCAGGCGGAATACCGTGTTCATCACGTCCAGCGTGTGAATCTGATCTTCTTCGTCTTCTTCGCTGACGCCTTCATCGTGTACGTGCAAGACAAGATTGAAGTCCTGCGCGTCGAGTTCAAGCAGCTTCTCAAACAGCACGTCTCGGCAGAACGCCTGCACACCATTCTCGATCAGCTTTCCGCCCCATGAATTGACGCGGACCCACTTGTTGCCGACCTTCGACTTCCCCATGTATGAGAACTGATAGCGCGTGTACGGGTTCCCCGCCTTGCTGACCATCGGTATCTCGTCGATCTGCGGCTTGTAATAGAAGATCGGCCGACCGCTCGGGAGCCACATCAGCAGGAAAGGGCGCATGTACTCGATCCGGAAGAGTCCGGCTGTCCGAGCCTTGCCATCCTTCATCACGCCGCGCACTGCCGCATCGAGTTCGCCCCATGTCGATACAACCTCGGGCGCATAGTCGTCACGAAAGGCGTTCACAGACCGGTGGCTGTCTTCCTTCGACATGTCGATACCCATGCTCTCGGCGTAGCCCCACAAGCCCGTACGTTCGCCTTCCTCGCTAAGCGTGCCGCCGCCGAGGCCGAAGCCTGCACCGAGAATAGCTGGCTTCGAGTCCGTGCGCTGTTGCTTGGTGATCTCTTCGTACGCGATGCCGTACATCACCGTGCCGAAGTCCTTGTAGATGTCCTTGCCGCTCCGGAAGACGTTCAGCATCCGTTCGCACTTAGACACGTAGCCCACACCGATAGACTCGACCGAGGTCAGATCGGTAACGCGAAGCTCTTTGCCTTCCGGCGCGCGAATCGCAGACCGAACGCAACCGGCAAGCACTTCCATCGGCTCTTTCGAGAAGAGCTTGAGGCCCTCATAGTCGCCATCTCGCACGAGATTGGTAGCTACTTCCAACAGGTTAGGGCGACCATCTTTTTCGAAGTCGCGCTCTTCGAGGTCTTTCGGCGTGCGGGCTTGATTATGCGGCTGAGCGCCTCGGCCGCCATGACGACGAGTCCGCTGAGCGCCAGCCATCTGAAGCCCCATCATGTACCGGCCGCCGACCTCACGATTGACGTAGACCTGATACTTCGATGCCGCCGTGGACGCCGACCAGCGACGCAGCTTCGCAGCAGCAATCGCTTCGTCCGACATATCGTCCTTGAAATTCGCGAGCGCCTTCTTGACGCTGGCTTTCTGAAGGTCTTTGAAGGGGTATCCGCGATGCCGAAGCCACGGTAAAAGCTGAGCAGGGGAGTTCGGATTAGCCAGGCCGGTGATACCGCGCATCTCCGCGATGATCTCAGCCTTGCGCTGTTGAACCATGTGAATCGCGTTGTGGATGAACTGCATATCGAGCGGGTAGCCGCGATCATTTACCTTCTGGTCGAACGCATAGATATCCCACTCGTTATCCCCAATCGGGTAGCGCGTGAACTTGTTCCATTGGTCGATCTCGGCGACCGTATCCTGAATGCAGTACTCCCGGAAAAGCTCCCAATCCTCTTCGTCCGTGAGGCTATCGCGCCACAGGTACGGCTGATTACGCGTCACTCTCTGAGGCATGCAAAATAGGCGGATGAGCCGATCGCCCTCGGTCATCTTCTGCTTGTCGAGGGGCGCATCAATCTGTTTGGCGATATCTCCGAGGCCGCCGATGAACGATAGGCAGTAAGCGAGCACCATTCCGCAGCGCCACGACGCGTAATCGGTATTCAGGCCGAGAACATGCTTGCAGATTACCCTCTCGAACTGCGCGTTGAACGCGACCTTCATGATGCGCGGGTCTTCCACGGCATCGGCAATCTCGGCCGGGAAGGTACGGGTGTCGTTGTAGTCCCACAGCTTAGGGACCGCGTTCTTGCCCCACGAGCGGAACTTGTAGCTGCACAACATCGCTTCCGTCGAAGGGTCGAGCGCGTACCGCATCAGACCGGCTGTCTTCAGGTTCGTATCGCTCTTCGTTTCGAAGTCGAAGTGAATCTCGTCTGTGTAGTCAACGTAAGCCATAGAAGTTACTTCCAATCAAAAAAGAAGGCCGACGTGTGCTGTCGGCCCTCAAAGCCCGCGAGGGCGTCCCCACTACAGGAATATTGGTTGTGCTCTATGGTTACAGATCGTCCGCGTCGTCCTCGGCGGTCTTAGCGAACCCGCCTGCGTCGCCGCCATCTTCGTCATCGTCGATGTCTGCGAAGCGGTTCTTCACGTCGTCGGCGGTGATGCGGCCTTCACCGAACTGTTCATCATCCTTCCAGAAGCGGACCGACGCGAAGCCGCAGTTCAGGCGCTTGCCGTACTCCGCTGAGTCCTGATACCACGGACGGATGATGACATGCCCCCAACAGCCGCCGTAGAACATTTCCTCGGCCTGATCGGCAGTGATAAGTTCGCCCTTACGGTCCATCACGATAGGGCGACGGGTTTCACGACACGATACCGTCCAGTGACCAATAGCCACTTCGCTATCGACAAGCTCGCCGTCGCCGTCGCGGATGAACTTCGCATCGGCCTTGACCTTCTCGCACTTGTTCTCAGCCATCAACCGCTTGTTGTTCTCCGTGATGAGGCCGCAGGCTTCCTTATGCTCGGTCTTGTTCAGAAGCGCCGTCACAGAAAAAAGCGGCTTTCCCATCTCCTGAGTCTTCGGGTCTTTCATCGCATGGGCGTGCCCGACGTGAGGGTAGGACAGCCGGACCCGCTCGATCCGGATCGTGCCGTCGCTATACAGGACGCCGTTCTTGACTTTCTTCAGAATAGTGACTTCTTCTTTTGCCATTTTGATGCTCCTTTCGGGATTATCGGATTAACGTTTTCACGGATTAAAGATCATCGGCCGGGTCATCTTCTTCGTCGAGATCGTCGAAGCGATTCGCCATGCCATCAACATACACAGCGCGCTTGTCAGTGACAGGCGCTAGTGTGGGTCCCCCGAGCTTTTTCTCGTACATCGTGCTCAGGAATATTTCTCGGTCGGCGGGCCTCATACCGGCCGAGATTAATTCTTTCTCTGCTTGCGCGACGCTGATGAGCTTCGTCACAAACAGCTTTGCTGCATCGAGCCGCGCATCGCGCCAGCGAGCCTCAACGCGGGCGTCCTCAAGCGTCCATACCCGCTCGCCGCGCTTGCGGACCAGCTTCATGTTCGGGACCGTCACATGGTCTTCCAGCGCGGCTTTCTCTGCCTGTTCGTGCATCGACGTGAACCACGCGACGATCATCCCGCGATGGGGAAGGATGTAGCCCATATCCTCAATTGACAAGGACTCCACAGCAGGTACATCGAAGATATCACCGCCGAGCGGATCATGCATGTCCTCGACCGCAGCAATCATCTCTTCGGAAGTAACTTCCATCGAAAGCTCATCATACCGACCCGCAACAAGCCGCTCAAGCCATACGATGCGCGCGGGGCAAACTTCCTTCTCGCTGCAAAACTGACATGCCTTCTTACTCGGCGTACGCGAAGCGCCGACGCGCCAAGCCTGTTGCGCACGAACCACGACCTGTCCGGCAAACATGAGCAGTTCATCGCGGCTAATCTCCCATGTATCAAAGTTGTCGCAGCGCGGCTGTGCGATACGCAACACAATCCGTCTAAAGTTGTAAATCCAGTCCAGTTCGAAGAACCGGCCGAGCGCGTACAGGAGAAGCTGAGAGTTCCATTTGGCCTTGATGATGTCCATCCCGTACTTCAGATCAGTCACGTACAGGACGCCGCCGACGAACGACTCGATGTCACCGCCGACAATCGACTCGACGTAATCGCAGGCCGCATGGTCTGATGTGCCGCCCTGATTCGGGATCGGGGTCAAACGGGAGATGTCGATCCGTGCCTCGACGTAATGATCGCCAGGCAACTCATTGCACCAACGCACATAGCTTTGTACGTGGTCCAACATCTCTCGTGTGATCTCGATATCGAACCCGTCGATCTCATCACCAACCCATACGTGATCGCCAATGCGGCTGAGAGGGCGCACTCCAGACGAGAGCCACTCTTCAGCAAGCGCATGGGCTACCGTGCCCTCGGCGGCCACGTATGAACCGGTTTCGGGAGCCAGCGCATTAGGGATCAGCGATCCGGCGCAGGACATCCACATATGCGAACTGGAAGGCGAGAAGATCGAGTGCGACCGCTCGCGCTTAGCCAGTTCTTCGAGATCGACGGATCTTAGTTTCATGTCAATTGGAAGTCAGTTCCAAGTCACGCCCCGGAGAGCGGTTATCATGTCGCGCTGCTTCTTCCCAACCGACATCCCATTGACCGTGACAGTCGGTCCCGCACTCGTAGGGATTGGCATCGAGCTTCAGACCGTTCTCGTGCGCAATGTGACCTTCGCGGCGGGCCAGTCCACGCTCATACCTCTGTTGTTTGTTCAGGTGCATCGCGATCTCCTTGCGGCGGGCGCAGCATCATGTGGAAGAGCAGGGACCAGAAGGTGAGAAACGACATGGTGAGTCTCCTGATTGTGGAAGAAAAAACGGCCCACGGTGCCGTAAAGCATTCCGTGAGCCGTCTCTGCTCGGCGCGGGCCGATTACAGGTCGTCTTCCTTGTTCTCCGGCGCGTCGTTGCCTGCGGCGAGCTTCGCTTCGCACGCTTCGACAAACGCGTCGTAGTTTTCCGGCTTGATCGCCTTCAGTTCGTCGGCCTTGCCGGATTCCTTGATGAGTTCCTTCGCGGCCGGTTGGCCGAACGCATCCTTGACCTTCACTGCTGCTGCCTTCACTTCTTCTGCCGAGTACTTCGGCGCGGCGGGCTTGTCGGCCTTCGTCGTAGCGGCCTTCGTCGTCGTCGTTGCTGCCTTACCTGCTGCTGCCGTACCGGCTGCTGCGAGGGCCTTGGTACTAGCTTCCAAAGCTGCGGTGTTGGCTTCGATGGCTTTCAGCAGGTTTTCGAGAATCGACATGGTTGGTGCTCCTTCAGTAGTGGTGAGTTGTTTGTTGCGCCTGCAACGGAAATGGACTTTACAGAGTGGAAATCTTGCTGTCAACGTCCTTTGCAAAATATTTATATGTACGCTGCCGCACGCTGCGGAGTAGGTATATCATCGCTCCCGTTTCACCTTTCAATCGTCGATAAGGAACAACAATATGCCTATTGAATATCCCCGACATATCCGGAAGAAGCCGGTAGGCGCTCGCGGGGGCGCGGAACTCCGGTTCAAGCTGCGGGTTGTCGCCCTTTACGGAACGGAAGAGGGCAGTTTTACCGCCCTGGCCGCGAAGATCGGCGCGCACATCTCGCAAATCTCCTACTGGATTGCCCTGCAACGCCTTCCGGCTTCTGTCGCCGTGAAGTGCGAGAAGCTGGTCGGTCCGGAAATTGCCCCGAGGGAGTGGCTGGCTCCGGACGCGTTCCCGATCAAGGAGAGCGCTCATGCCGAATGAAGTCTCATGGGGCGAGTATGTGTTCCCTTCGCAACAGGCCGCTCGACGTGAGTGCGAACGGCGTCTGACGAAGTACGGGCACAAAGACTTCCTGCAAAATGGCGACCGCCAATTCTTCGTCAGCCTGTTCGAGGCCCGTCTTCCGAACTTCGTCGAAAACTTCTACGGTAGTGAGGACCCCGATCTATGCGACAAGCCGTCCTTGCAGCGTATTCACTGGAATGAGTTCTCTGAACGTACGCCGTTCTCCCATTGGGGTCTGCGGGCTATCCGTGAAGACGGCTCGTGGTCTCCGATGTCCTACCGGCTCGCGACAGATACGGGCGGCCATCGCTCATGGGTTCAGGCAGCAGCGCGACGCATCGTGGCACCGCAGGCGAACGGCTTTTTATCCCGTTGGCTGGCTCAGCAGGGCAACGTAAGCGCACTCAGCGGCCCGACAAACGACCCGCTTACGCATCGGTACACCGGCTCGTCGTTCGGGGAATTATTTTTTCGGTGGATGAAGGCCGAAAATTTGCATTTTTCCGACATAAAGACTGTTGTAAACGGCAAAAATAGCGTAACCTTTAGGGATATCGCGCTGGTCGAGTCGTGGGCCGCTTTTCACCGCAAACATGCTTCTATGGATGCGGTGACTTCGCTTGAGTATTACACCGCTAAACCGACCGACGTGGGGTATCCGTATGCTTGAGTCTACTTGCGAAGTAGCTGTTTCCGTTTTCAACCGGGACCACATGATTTTCGCACTCAATCTGTCCGCTTATCTCGTTGATGAACGTTCCGATCTGGCTTCGGCTATGCGGTCTGTCACCATCGACGAAAACAAAGTAGTCCGCATCAAATTCATCCCTGTTCTCACGAAGTCTGACATCGACTACGTTCGCTCGAAGTTCGCGTTCGTGCGCGGGATCGAGAACATGCACGGCTTCACGCTTCAGATCATCTAACACTCTCCGGGGTTCTAATGTCCCATCTCTCAGTAGTGAAAGAGGACGGTCATCTGGATCGCGTCATCGAGTACTCGCTCGGTGGGTCACGCGGTTTGGGTTACGTGTCCAATAAGAGGGCGACATGGGGAAAGATGGTTGACGTTCTTACGACTGACCGACGTACGGACATGACGACGAAGCAGTACCACGCGCTCTCTGTTGATGAAAAGCAGAAAGAGAAGATGCGTGCAGGCTTTATCGTCGGCGGCCATTGCGATGACGGCAAGCGCGTTGCTCGCGCTATCCGGACTCGCAGCTTCCTCAATCTCGACATCGACAATCTGCCTGTTGCAGATTTTCATCAGTTTCAGTTCGACCTTGATTCCGGCGAGGGTTTCTTCGCTAACGAGTTCATCTGGCACACGACTCGTTCGCACACTCCGGAAAAGCCGAAGTTCCGCATTATCGTTCCGCTTAGCAAGGCAATCACCGCCGAGAAGTTCGTTGCTGCATCGCGCATTCTCGCGTCGAAGTTTGATGCAACGATGGTTCACATCGACACCGTGTCGTTCGTGCTTGCACAGATCATGTACAAGCCGCTTACGAACCGTGACGGTGAGTTCCTCGCAGGGCGCAATGCAGGATCGTTCCTCGATGCCGACAGGATGCTCGAAGAGTTCGGTGACTGGCGCGATTACTCGAAGCTGCCGTGCCGTGAAGACGAGACCCTCGGCAAGCTGGTAGCGCCGGGGACCAAGCAGGAAAACCCGTTCGAGAAGAAGGGTATCGTCGGGGCATTCAACCGTGCGTATCCGATTGAACAGGTGATCGACGAATTCCTGCCGGACGTGTATGAACGGTCCTCGGAAGTTAGTTCCAACGGGCTCCGCTACACCTATCTGAAGTCGGAAACAGGGCAGTCGAACGGCGTGCTCGTGTATCCGGAACAGGGCTTGCTGTTCTCGCACCATTCGAGCGATCCGTGCGGAAACGGGCACTCGTACAACGCGTTTGATGCTGTCCGGCTGCACCTATACTCGCATCTCGACGATGGCGTCAAGGCTGACACGTCGCCCATGAAGTATCCCTCATTCAAGGCAATGACGGAGAAGTTCAAGGACGACGACTTTGTATCGAAGGAGATGCTTCAGGACCGCTACGACCTCGAATCGCTGACGAAAGCCGCGATGTCCGATCTCGATGAGGAAGATGAGGATGAAGAAGAGCAGGGCGCTAACAAAGAGCCGACCGAGAGCGAGGAAGACGAACTCGGCAACGATGCTGACGACCTCGACACCGATAACTGGATTCTGAAGCTCGACCGGGGCGAGGGCGGCGTCATCAAACCGACGCTGCGCAACGTGGTTGAGATTCTGACGAAGGATAAGCGCGTCGCGGGGATGGCTGCATACGACGAGTTCGCTCGCACTATCGTCAAGCGCCGTAACTTCCCGGCCGGTACTCTCGGCTCCCTGGCTGGCGGCAAGAAAGTAGTTGAGAGGCGCGTCGAGGACTCTATCAAGGGCGACGCGTGGACCGACAAAGACGACGAGAAAATGCGGTACTTTCTCGGCCTTCCGGGCGGCTCGACGCACAACGGCTACCAGATCAGTCCGTCGAAGCAGGACGTACTCGGCGGGATCGAGCTTGCGGCCGACATCTTCCGCTTCCATCCGGTGAAGCAGGCGTTCGACGCGGTGAAGTGGGACGGCAAGACGCGCGTTAAGCACCTGTTCACGGAGTACCTCGGCTGTCCGGACGACGCCTACCATCGCGAGACCGCAGAACTGGTGATGATCGCTATGGTTGCCCGCATCTACACGCCGGGTCACAAGTGGGATTACGTTCCGATTCTGGAAGGGAAGCAGGGCAAGCGGAAGTCGTACTTCATTCACACGCTGTCGATGGGTTGGTTCGCGGAAATGCGCGGTGACGTGGTGACGGATTCGAAGAAGACCGCGGAATTGCTTGAGGGCGTCATGGTTGTCGAGATTCCGGAGTTGCATACGTTCAACCGAACCGAGTCGAGCGCGCTGAAGGCATTCTTCACGGCGTACAACGATAAGGCCCGTCCGGCGTACGGTCGTCGCACTCTCATTAACAAGCGGCAGGCTACCTTTTGGGGAACGACGAACGACAAGGAGTATCTCCGCGACAAGACCGGCAATCGGCGCTACTGGCCTATCGAGTGTCTGGTCGGGTTCATCGACATCGACGAATTGCAGCGGAACATTCAGCAGCTTTACGCCGAGGCGCTGATGCTCTACAAGGCCATGTTGATCGACTATCCGGCCCACAAGTTGCCGCTTTTCCTGGCTGATGGAAGCGAAGCCGCTATTCGGGCGGAAGAGTTGCAGGAGTCGCGCCGTATCGAGAGCGCCGAGGATCGGGAGAAGGGGCCGCTCGAACTGTGGCTCGAAGAACCAGCTCATCCGGCGCTGGTTGACTGCCGGAAACTGTCCGATAACTTCTCGGATGACGACAATCAGGAGCCCGTCCTGCGCACGATGACCTGTTCGAAGGAGGTTTTGGAAGTACTCGCAAAAGGGGAGGACCGGAAAGCGGAGACGTTCCGACGTGCAATGTCGGGAATCAAAGGCTGGCGATTCACGAAAAATACGCACCACACACCGAGATTCGGGCCATGCAAACTGTTCGTTCGGATCGGATCGGCGGCCGATGAGCGATATGTCTAGGTTGAGAAGTACTTCCAAGGTCGCTTCGGCGGCCTTTTTTATCGCCTCGATTCCGTTGAGAAGTACTTCCAAGGTCGCTTAGGCGGCCTTTTTTCTTGCCGATTCATAACCGACCGAAAAATGAGTTATAGAGTAATTCCTTTAAAATCAATGACCTAACCGGCATAACCGGCATAACCATGTTCGCTAGGACTCTCCGGGACCTCATAGGTTTGCACGGATTCTTACAATGCCTGTAAGGAAGCATATAAACCCTTTATCTTTACTCCAATAATATTGGTTATATTGGTTATATTAGTTAGAATGGCTACTGGCAAGGCTTTGCGGGCTAACCGGACGGCTAACCGAACATAACCAGACGTAGAAGTACTTCCAAGGAAAATTACATCGACGGATCGCCTGATCTGACCTAGACTTGAATCACCGGGCCGCCATTCGAGCGGCTCGCATCTCCCTCCGCAGTCCGCAGCACAATCCCGATACCCCATACCGCCGCCCGCCAGCAAAAAGCTGTTCGGTCGAGCTTTTGCACGTCGATGCGTTCCGAGATTCGGTACACTGCGGCTCTGCCGCATCACCTGACGCGGAAAATATCGGCCAAAGGTGTCATAGCGGCCACCAGAAATTGTGCGAGACCGGGGCTCTGCGCCCT